GTCTGGAAGATAAGATTGATACCTGTGATGCAGATGAGATGGTTGACATAGCTGTAACTGGTATAGATGTAGAAAGCCGAATCATAGATGCTGTACAGTCTGAAATAGATGCTATTGATTTTAAAATAACAGTGGAGAGATAACAAGCATGTTATATTACTGTGAACAGTGTGACAACTGGCTAGATGATGATTATGACACAGCACATTTTGTGTTGGTTGAATCTCAACAACTTCCAATATGTAATAATTGTAAGGAGAAAAACAATGTGGGCTATAGATTGGAGCGAAATGGGGTGTACTCAGTACGCCGATACCCTAGAAGATGCACATAAAATTGGACAGCGCGGCGGTAAATTTTATATAATAACTTATATAGGAAACAGCAATGAACATAAAGACCTTTAAATTTAATGGCGAACACCCTGATCTACATACTGGTACTTACTATAGCCTGAAAGAATACTCTGAAGTTGCAGAGGTGTGCTTAAAAACTTTATGTACTAGGATGGCAAGGTTCAGGCATGTAGAAATAGATAATAATTTTTTATCCCTTAAATATTTTAAGCCTGATAGCAACTTAGAAGGAGAGTGTGAACAGCTATCAATGCACTGGTTGCGACAGCAACTAACAACAATTGATCCTAACTATAAGGAACACAAAAGATGAAAGGCATCATAGATACAACCAAACCCATCAATCGTTACAAGGTTCTTGTGTCTGAGTTGTCTGGTTACTACATAACTGTGGCGGCTGAGACACCTGAACAAGCGATGGAGTACGGTAATAACCCTACTATACGCAAGAACTATAAGATGTCAGAGATCATGGTGGTTGAAACCGCTGTGGTATCAGCAGAACTAATAACTAAAGAGGTAAATAAAAATGAGTGATTACTATGAGTGTGGTATGTGTTTAATATTCTTTAAAGCACATCATAACCAATCAGAACATTGTAACTTATGCTATGAAAACCTATTAAGCTTTAAAGATTTAGAAGATGCTTATTCATATCCTTTAGAAGAAAATAAAGAGGTATCTAAATAACCTTTAAAGTATTATAAAGATGTTAAAAATGTTGTCAAGTAATTTCTACTTGATGTTTAAAATAAAGTAAGTAAACCAAAAAGGAATACAGTAATGAATAATATTACACCGATGTTTCAAAATAACACAGCACTACAAGCTATTAAAGATAGAGGCTATGGCTCAGCAGGGTTTGATATAGGTGTTGCGCCTTTAAAATATACTGTGGATGAGGAAGGTTATGCAGGTACAGCACCTCAGAGATGTTACAGCAGTTCCAAGTCTGTTATCTATCGCACCGATACTGGTGAAGAGTTAGGTATTCATGGTCATGGTTACAAACCTGTAGCACCCAAGCACATGATAGATGTTACTAGGAATATCATTGAGCGTTCTGATCTATCTATCAATGGGATGGAGGAGACTATTAGAACCTCACACAATGGTGCTAGAACCTTTGTACAGTATCGGTTGCCAGAGCATACCTATAGAACTAGCGATGGTGACGAGGCAAGTCTGAGCCTCCTATCTATATCATCCTTTGATGGTACTTGGCCGTTCATGATTAGTGCCGCCGCAATACAACACGCCTGTACAAATCTTCAAGTCTTTGTAGGTGGTGAAGTCTCAGTGTTTAAAGCTAAGCACACTAGGTCACTAGACATTGAGCAGGGTGGCAGGATTATTACTAAATCTTTAGATCTCTTTCACAATCAGCGTGACCTCTGGCAACAGTGGGAAGGTAGAGAGTGTAGTAATCTGGAGGCGTTTAGATTCTTTGCCGAAGCACTCAAGTGCAAGACAGCTTTAGATTTAATAAAGAAAGGCGTTACTAACCCTACTGATATACTGTTTGATATGCCTAGACGTAACACTAGTCTTCAGTATATGTGGAATATGTACAATGCAATCTATTCTAAACGACTTGGCAATAACTTCTGGGCTGTGTATAATGCTATGACAGATTGGTCAACACACTTTGAAGCCCCTCGTTCTTCAAGCATGGCGAACATTGCTTCAATCCAGAATGATAGACAAGAGGTTGTAAGGCAGACCCTTAATGCTCACACTTTCTTATCGGTTGCGGCATGAAGATACCAGAGAAAGTATTTAATATAGATTCACTGGCGCATCGAAAGGTGCGCTATATTCTAGATAAACCTAGTCAACTACAGGACGCAGTGTTAGATATTATTGCAGACGGTAGAGATATGTGGACTGTCGAGGAATGGTTAGCTGTGACATCTAAAATAGAAGCATCTGACCTGACAGTAGGTGAGTACATTAATCAATTTAATAAAAGGAAAACAAAATGACAGCAGGATTTGGAGATAACTTTTTAACTATAAACTATCGGCTAGGCGTGGGTATCGACTTTGAGTTTGCCGACAGCAGGGCTGTATGGGTTACTAATAGTGAGACTGAAGAACTCAATGCGGCATCCTTTGAGGGTGTCATAATCATGCTACCCTTTACAGTGATAACCTTTGGCAAGATTTGGACGGAGTTCTAAAGAACATGGGTGACGAAACACATGGCGGGAGCGTAAACTTAAATAGGTTTAACGATAACTTCGATGCAATTTTTAACAAACAACAGACGGAGAAAAAAGATGGAGAAGGTAAAGAAGCTAACGATAAACGTCCTGCAAAGGGCGACCAACTGGGTGGAGAAAGAAGCCACAGTAATGAAGAGCAAGTTTGAAGCTAGGTTTATAAAAACGGTACGCACTATGGTTGTCCTTGCCTGTGTACTTACACTAATAAATGTTATTTTAGTTTTAAGGGGGTAAGTCATGCTTGATATAATTCTAGGAGTGTTGGTATTAGTAGCAATGGGGTGTGGTATTAGATTACTATACGAATCTGAATTAATGATAGATGAACTCAAAAAAGAAAGGGAGGACGATAATGTTTGAAGAGATGTTTAGTACAGAGCCATCACCGCAAGCAGTAGGTACATCAAAGGCGGCAAGAGATGTAGTAGATGGTAAGGTTCTTTTAAGCGTAGCCTGTAAGCAGTACGGCGTGAAGGAACAGGCAGTCATACAGTACATCATTGATAAGACTGAGTATGAAACTACTCTTGATATACTTAATGGCACTAAAGATATTGATTCAATAGGTAACAAATAAAACTTGACACATTATAAAAACTATAGTACACTTCACATTCAAATTTTTAACCACCAAAAAGAGGAAAGTAACATGGCTATATTAGAAGGCTCAGCATATTGGGCATCAGTAACTACACCGAATACAACTTTTGATCCTATATATTCAGTCAACCTAGTTGTAGATGAAGCAACAGCAGAAGATTTTAAAGCTCGTGGCTTTAGTATTAAACAAATGGACGAAGGCCCTGCTATTGTAATTAAGCGTAAGGTCGAAGGCCCTAACGGTATGGTTCGGCCTGCTCCTAAGCTAGTGGATCAGTATAAGAACCCTTTAGATGCCCGTGTTGGTAATGGTTCTAGTGTTAAGGTTCAGTATAAAGAATGGGAATCAGTATGGAAAGGCACAACCTTTAAGGGTTTAGACTTCCAAGCTATGCAGGTTCTTGAACTTGTTGAAGTCGGTACGCCTGATGGTGCTGAGTTTGAGTCTTATGAAGATAACATTGAGGATGAATTATGAATGACGCACCACAGTACACCTACATCAAAGACGATGTTACATATGACGTAGGCCAATTATCACCCGAAGGACAATCAGTATTCGGAGTCTTAGTAAATGCACAGGGCAAGTTGCGTGAAGCAGAGTTAAACGTAACACTGACTCGTGCGGCTATCATGACTCTTACTGGCAGTATGGACGAGCATTTAGTTGACGATGCAATCATTGAAATATCTAACGAGGAAACCACTGAGGAGTAAGGCGAATGCCTTTTGTAAAATTTCATTTACCATGCCCTGCCTGTGGCGGTAGTGATCCAGTATCAGTTAATGATAACGGCTCTGGCTATTGCTTCAGTTGTACTAAATATTTTCCAAACTATAGCACAGCGGAAGTGCAACAACCCGATACCGTAATGGACTTCGTAGAGTATCAAAGGAACAGTAAGATGGAACAGAGTTCAACGCCCAATCTTAACTCCTCGTTTAATGAACTGACTGACCGCAAGATAAGTTTAGCTACAGCTAAGAAGTACGGCGTTAAGTCAAGCATGGTAGGCGGCAAGATTGATAAACACTACTACCCCTACTACAACGGACATGAGTTAGCAGGTACTAAGATACGCAAACAGGACAAAAAGTTTACGTGGACAGGAAGCTCTAAGGAAGTAGGGCTGTTTGGAGAGAACCTGTTTAAAGCAGGCGGTAAGTTTATAACATTAACAGAAGGCGAGTGTGATGCGATGGCCGCTTACGAACTTATGGGTAGTAAGTGGCCTGTCGTATCTATAAAATCAGGAGCGCAAGGAGGCGTTCGTGATGTCAAGCAAAGCCTTGAATACCTTGAGTCATTCGATGCTGTTGTTATTAACTTTGATAATGATAAGCATGGCAAGGAAGCGGCGCAAGCAATTGCAAAGCTACTGACCCCTAAGAAAGCTAAAATAATGACGTTGCCTGTGGACTACAAAGATGCTAACGATATGTTACGCCAAGGTAGACACGCCGCATACGTCAGTGCTTTCTGGGATTCTAAAGTCTATACGCCTTCTGGTGTATTGAATCTATCTGATCAGCTAGGAGCCTATCAAAAGCTTAGGTCTGAAAGGAAGATAGCCATACCCTATCCTTGGGCGGGGCTTAACAAAAAGCTAGAAGGTCTTAGAGCAGGTGAGTTAGTAACTCTTACTGGCGGCACAGGCTTGGGTAAGTCTTCTGTAACCAGAGAGATTGAACACTGGTTGATTGAGAACACAGAAGATAACGTAGGTGTCATAGCCCTTGAAGAGAACTGGCCGCGTACTGCCGAAGGTATCATGGCAATAGAAGCTAACGCTAAGCTCCACCTTGATAGTGTTAAGGTTCAGTTTACTGATCAGCAACTGGATGATTGCTACAAGAAAGTATTCATGGGTGACAACGAAGGGCGTGTTTGGATTCATGCACACCACGGAGTCAATAACCTTGACGACATCTTTAGCAAGCTACGCTACATGATCATAGGTCTAGATTGTAAATGGATTGTAGTTGATCACTTGCATATGTTAGTCCTATCTACTCTAGAGAATGACGAGCGTAAAGCTATCGACGGCATCATGCATCGGCTCAGGACTATGGTAGAGGAGACAGGCTGTGGTATGATACTGGTGTCACACTTGCGTAGAGTAGACGGCAACAGGGGCCACGAGAACGGCATCGAGACAGGGCTTAATCATCTCAGAGGGAGCCAGAGTATTGCTCAGCTAAGTGATTGTGTTATATCTTTAGAGCGCAACCAACAATCAGAAGACAACATAGAAGCCTCGACCACGAAGGTCAGGGTGTTAAAGTCTAGGTACACTGGAGATGTTGGCGTTGCCGCACACCTACTGTATGATAACAAGACAGGCAGGCTCAAAGAGTTAGAGGACTATGATCCCGCTCAATTTGACGGAGAGATCATATGAGTAAAACACCTTACGGAACTTACGCCTTACAGAACGCACTGCAACAGCTTAGGAAGACAGTCCCTGACTTAGTTTATGAAGTAAGCTACACTCGTCAGGGTACAATCTTTAACGGCTTCTTAATAGCTAAAAACAAAACAAGCTTTAGACCAGTTGGGATTCTTGATTGGGCGCACTTTACTATGGCAGGGCTTCGCGTTGCAATAGAGTTTGATGTGCTGAAAGAGTATTACGAAGAGATGCTTAAAGATCCTCGTAGTCCTAATAATGATTGGAAAGATAAAGAGCTAGAGACACGCCTAAAGGAGCAGTACGCGAATGAGTAACTTAGTATTTGATATAGAAACAGACGGCTTAGACCCCACGAAAATTCATTGCATCGTGGCTCAAGACGTAGACACTATGGACGTATTCACGTTCGACAACACTCAACTGGATGAGGGCTACACCATGCTCTCTTCTGCAACTAAACTAATCGGCCACAACCTCATAGGCTATGACATTCCAGTGATAAAAAAGTTAGCGGGTATTGATCTGTTCGACAAGAAGATTGTTGATACCTTGGTGCTATCACGGCTCTTCAACCCTACACGCGAAGGCAACCACGGCCTTGAAGGATGGGGCTACAGGTTGGGTTTCAAGAAAGGCGACTTCGGTCAGCAGGAAGATGCTTGGAGTTCGTACACACCTGAGATGTTAGAGTATTGTAAGAACGATGTGTTGCTTAATACTAAAGTCTATGAAGCTCTGAAGCTTGAGAGCCGTGGGTTTACACCGCAGGCAGTACAGATAGAACACGCAGTAGCTAAGATCATAGACCAACAACGTAACAACGGTTTCTTATTAGATGTGCAGAAAGTTATGGGCTTGATGGCTATGTTTGAAACTAAGCTACATGACTTAGAGCAAGAGGTTCAGGAAGAGTTCCGACCTGTAGTCACTACTCAGATACTAACACCTAAGTTTATATCGACAGGGGCGTTGGCTAAGACCGCAACAGATCAACACGGCAAAGGCACACGGCTAACAGACGAGGAGTACGAAAGACTATCGTTAGACATAGACGGCAAACCCATAGCGCGTAAAACTGAAACACCCTTTAACCTTGGCTCACGCAAACAGATCGGCGAGTACCTAATTCGTTTTGGTTGGAAGCCTCAGAAGCACACACCTACAGGTCAACCTATTGTAGATGAGTCAACTTTAAATAGAGTTAAAGGTATTCCACAGGCCGCAATGATTGCTAAGTATCTTATGTTACAGAAACGCTTGGCTCAAACTAAGAGTTGGATCAAAGAACTGAACGAAGAGACAGGCAGAGTACACGGCTACGTTAATCCTAACGGCGCAGTGACTTCTCGCATGACTCATTCTCATCCTAATATGGCTCAGATTCCTAGTAGTTCGTCACCGTTCGGCGAAGATTGCCGATCTTGTTGGACAGTACCTGAGAACCATAGGCTCGTGGGCATTGATGCTTCGGGACTTGAGCTTAGGATGTTAGCACACTATTTAAATGACGAGGGATATACTAATGAAATCCTTAACGGAGACATACACACCACTAATCAACGGCTTGCTGAAATTGAATCAAGAAGTCAGAGCAAAACTTTCATCTATGCGTTACTATACGGAGCAGGAGATGCAAAGCTTGGGTCTGTGGTTGGAAGAGGTAGAGCGGGTGGGAAAGGACTTAGACAACGCTTCTTTGATAACCTCCCATCATTTAAAAAGCTTACAGACAGAGTACAAAGAGAAGCTTCAAGCGGATTCGTTAAAGGACTAGACGGACGCAAGCTTACTGTTAGATCTCAACATGCCGCATTAAATA